GCTGAACATAATGTGGATCAGGATCAAACTAGTGTGGCGTACGACCCTCAGGATCGAATCATTAATACTAAACGACTTGCGTTGGCTATGGAAAATTTAGGTCCGCAATCGCGCGTTGAGTACTTGAGTAGGGTCCATGCGCTGGGTACGGCACCTTTTCAGCAAACACAAGCGAATATACTAGATTCAGCCAATGCGCGTAACTTTAATGCACCTACTATTGCATTACCTCAGAATATACAAGTGGTGGTGCAAGAAGTTTGGAACAAGTTTGTGGATGTGGCTATGGTACCCCAGGCTAGAGCAATTATGCAAGGTTGGCGTAGGGCCGGTAATTTAGTGTTTAATGAAGCTGGTTTCTTGCAATGGATGCAACAATCCACCCCGACGGCACGTGCCTCTTTGGCGCGTTTGCTTGAGGAAAAGCAGCGCACTTTGCCTGAATTGCGTATTGATGAATACATAGGTATGGTGAAATCGGATGTTAAACCCACTATTAGTGAGAAGCCGAATTATATGATGACGGCGGCTCAAATTATTGTGTACCACGATAAAGTGATTACCGCATTCTTTAGCACCATTATTCGTGAAATGGTTACACGTTTTCAATCTTTATTGAAGCCAAACTATATGTTGATGATACGGAAAAGTAACGAGGATTTGCAGCGGTTCATCCAGCACAATCATCCGTTTTCTCGTATGGGTCAAGCTGTGGAGAATACGCTACATTATGTGGAAAATGATTTCTCCAAATACGATAAATCGCAAGATAAACTTGTATTTGAATTGGAAGCTTATGTTTTCAAGGAACTCGGATTCAGTCATGATCTAGTCGAGAAATGGTTAGATGGGCATATTGAATGTAAAGTGCGTATTCCTGGAAACGGCATTAGTTTTGACGTCGATTATCAACGTAAATCTGGTGACGCAACTACCGCATTTGGTAATAGTTTGTTGAATATACTTTCGGTAACGTACGCGTACGAAGGTCTGGAACCTGTTTGGGCTGTCTTTGTGGGCGATGATTCTTTGATCTGTTCTACTCAGACTGTTCATAACGAAAGCGTACGAATTTTACAGGAGGTATTCAATTTACAGGCGAAGATGTATGTTACAAATGCGCCGTATTTTGCCTCCAATTTTATTATTATTGATTATTTGACTGAATCTGTGCGATTATTGCCTGATCCAATTAAACGTATTGAGAAATTATCTCAACCCATTGCTGCTGAGAATCCGAACTGGTCAGAACGTTATCAGAGTTATATCGACGTGATGGGACCTTATCGTAGCACAACGTTTACTAGTAAATTGCCATCAAAACTAGTCGAACGTTATGAACGATTAGATATAACTACAGCAAGTACAGTATCTGATGCTCTTGCAACTCTCACAGAGTCTGAAATGAAATTTCGTAGTGTGTGGGAAAATATGCCTACATGTGTGGGCAGATAAAAATTTTATTATATTGATTATACCACTCCAATACAAAAG